TGGAATAACATCTAATTCCACAGTACCTCTATTATAAACACCATGTTCTGGTCCTTCTAAACATCCATATATTAATCTTTTATCATCGTATATTGGATGTGGTATATTAAAACTTTTAGTACCTGCTACTAAATGTCCATTAATATTAACTGCGGGGTTACTGGCTCTTGAATCACCACCTGTGATATTCAATGCTGTAGTTCCAGTACCACCACCTGTACCTGCAACGGTTACTGCTGTTAATCCAGCAAGCGTAGTAGACGATGCTCCTAAGTCTATCTCTGTAGTTCCGACAGTTACACTATCATTAGCTAGTTTATTATTAGCTATACTACCTCCAAGCATAGCGTTAGTTACAGAACCTGTTTGTCCTGTGTGAATAATATCCTTATAAGATGCTGAACCTGTGGTTGCTTCAGATAACTGCCATTTGTCGTCAGTCTCATTCCACCTTATTAAAGTATTTATCTGTGTACTACCACCACGGTTAACTTCTATACCTGCACTCTCGGTGGGTGATGTACCATCATAATTAGAATTTAATTCTATAAAATTATCAAAGACTGTAACAGTCTCTGTAGAAATCGAAGTTGCAGTACCAGTAACTGTTAGGTTACCTTCAACTGCTAAGTTACCCTTAGAAGTGATTGTACTTGAGTTATTACCCATGTCAATGTCACCTCCTCCTACGTTTAAGTTTAATTTAGATGAACTACTACCAGACCTAGCTTGTATCTTACTAGCGTTCATACCTATATTGGCTCCACTGTCGTTACCAAGTTGGAATAAACCAGTACCATCTGCTGTAGATAATGAGCTACTTTCAGCTACATTAATCTCTAATGGCACACTAGGCGCTACTGAGCCAATAGCTAAGTTTTGACCCACCAAATGCCCTGTAGAGCTATTTAGCGTAAGCATAGCTGTGCTACCACTAGAGCCATATTTGTATAGTATAGCTCCATCGTCTAGATATATGTCTTTATTAGAGCCATCTATAGCTCCTACTCTTAAGTCACCATCTACTGTTAATTTGTGTGTAATATCAGAAAAGGCCATACTACTAGCATTGCCTATACCGACATTACCAGATTTACGTGACCTTGTGTCTGCTGCTAAAGCAGTACTCTCTACTCCCCATACATCAGAGGTAGATGCGAGAGAACTTATATAATCATAAACTGCATTCTTTGAAGGAGCCGTAGTTGTATTAGCTGAATCAGAGGCACCATCCCAGTCGCCACTGAACGCTTCGTCACTAACGTTTGCTTCAATTCTTTGCTTGATGTATTGTTTAGAGGGTAACCTATCATCTAAAGTTAACATGCGTGAATTTGCAGTTGTAACTTTACCTAAGCCATAACTATCTTTTGTGGCTTTTTTATTTATTTTGGTGGGTTTGAATACTTTGCTCATGGGTTGACCTCAGAGTGGGCGACTTTTGCTGTGGTGTCGCCCAGACCAAATTTTATAATGTTAACTAAGCGTCTCTAATCAGAGATGATAATAACACCAGCTTCTGGGCGTATAACCTTCAATCCATATCTCATAGACATGTATGAACCAGTTATACCGAAACCGGGGTTAGCTTCTTCAACAGTTAAGCCACGCCTTTCGACATATGCGACAGGCTTGACTTTCATGTCAAAGATACCAGCTCTTGTTTGAGGTACGTAAGGGTTGACAACTACGTTAAGACCGTATAATTGTCCAACTACTCCATTGTTAGAAGTTTCGTTGACATAATCTAATCCGCCCTTTGAGGATTCTCTGCTTGTGCCAGTTGTCCCGAAAGGTGCTGTGAAATCAGCCAAGTTCAATAAAGTTTTGTAGTGAGTTGGTGATACCAGAATTGTATCTGGGACCATACCTTTTGCACTCATTAACTCTATTGCTTTGGTTATGTCGGTTAACTCTAAGTTACCACCAGTGGTGGATTCAGAAGCACTTGTATCCTGAGAAGCAAAATAATGTCCTCCCATTGTGTTCAATGCATCTGTGTCGTAGTTACCGTATTCGTATAATCGGGTACCGCTGCTTGGATTTGCGCCATAGAAACCACCGTGTGGGTTACTTGCGAAAGTCTCGATTGCTGTCTCAGCTGTTGCTGCTGCGATTGCGGTTGTACCGAAAGTTGCGTCTACCAATCCAAAGACTGCGTATACAAAGTGTTTTGTTACATGTCTTTCGACGGCTTTTCTTGCTTCGTTGAGAGCCAATTCCATTTCAGAGAAACGTGAATCTTCTAACATTCTGCGGGTAACACCTACTGCAATACCGTACTCCTTAACTGAGACACGTTCGTTTCTCAAGTCAGTGTGTTGGTAAGCTGGTGTTGCTCCTTCTTCTATTTGCTCAAGTCCCATTGAGGGTTTTGCAAATGTTATGTCAACGTCTCCACCTGTATCTGTGGTGAATCGCTCTGCAAACATTGATACTACAGGCATTTCAGTAACTTTGTAGTCCTGAATTGCGTCTTTGTAGTCAATTAATACTCGGTTTGCTGTATCACTTAGTTGTGATGATGCTAAACCGGGGTTTGTTCCTGCTGCTACCATATTTTAAATCTCCTTATAGCACCAAAACCTTACTCAATAATCGAGTTGTTGTTCCGGGCGCTGTGCTTTTTGCTTCCAATGCTACTGCGGTTGCTTTAGCTGCTGCTACAACAATCATAGTACCATCTTCGCCTACACCTAGCAAACTACCAATAGATGCTGCGCTGCTTGAACCATCAACGGCTGCATTTAGCATTATACCACTTCCAGTAATTACTGAACATGGTTCATCTGCTGCTGCATCAACCAAAGCGAAACCTGCTGGCTGCACGTCTCCTTCGTCTGCTGCTTTACATCCTGTTGCGGTTAACTCAATAGCGTCACCTGCATATATTGTGGCGTCTGCTGTGAAATTCATAATACGTGCTGGGGCTCCCCCATCGTTTACTAATATTCCTTTTACTGCCATATTTAGTTCTCCTCTCCTTTGAATACGATTCTACCGTTTTCCATCGCAAACATGCGTGGGGTTTCCTCGGCTTCTACTGGAGTTTCTTCAGCATCGTGGGATTTTCCCTTTCCAAAAGTTCGTTCTTCAACTGCTTCTGGTACAGGTACTCCTTCCATTGCGATACTGAAACCTTCTAGCTTGATTGCGTCCCATGCTTTGAGTTCCTCTACACGAGCATCCTTGTTCTCATCTTCGAGTTTTCCTAGAGCGGCTTCTTTTGTGATAATTGAATCAACAAAAGTAGTGATTCTTGCTTCTGCATCAGCAGCAGCACGAGCCTCTTCCTCTTCTTGGAATTTCGAAACGAGAGCTAATGTCTCTTTGTGCGTAGATTCTAATTCAGCATAAGATGCATTCATCTCTTGAAGTTGCTGTTTCATCGAAGCGAATTCACGCTCGGTGATTACAGCGGCTTCAGAGACTATCTCTGTGTTCTTTTCTTCAGCCATATTTTCTACCTCGCTGTTTCGCCCGTGTGTGTCACAGGCACAAGATTCCTCTTCGTGGCCTCCACAGCCACAGGAACCATGTTTTGACTCCTCACCGAATTCACGGTGGTCGTCACATTCCTTTCCGTTATCTATCGTACATGCGTCACAAACGGGGGTTCGAGTCTCATTATCAATAAAACTCACCTCAATAGGACGGATGTCCATTGCAAACGGTTCTCCTAGAACGTCTACATCCTTAGAAAACCAATCGATAGAGACATGCGTCATATCTCCGTTTTCAATCTTTTCTAACACTCCATTATTATTCGCTGCGTTCTTATAAAGTTGCGCGAGCATCTTTATTGCCGTTTTACCACCTTCAAGCTCTACGATTTCTGGGTTGATAGCCTTTCCGAGAAGGTCATCCTCGGTTCGTTGATGATTGTAGTAAACTGGTAACTCAGTGAATGTTTCTACACTATTTTTTAATACGGATGGTTCTATAAAGACCTTTTGGTCGCCATCTTCGTCGTGGGGGCCTGACGTTATAGCGATAACTGGGTATTCTATATATTCATCCGTGTGAACAGGTTCTTGTAGTTCCAACGCAAAACTGCGCTGGTGTTCCTGTCCGCCCCCGGCAGATTCAGCAAACTGTCTATCAGTTCCCTCATCTACCCTCATACGACACATATTTGCCGTAATCTCTTGGTAGTCCTCTATACCTCTCTTTTTGAGAGTTGGGCCTACTTCTATAATACAACGCTCGTAGTCGTACTCTTTGCTCATTCTTTCTTATCCCCCGTTGGATTTGCAGCTGGTTCGTTACCAGCGCGTTTTTCTGTCCTTGCGGACTCTTCTTTCTTATCTTGGTCTTTTCCTCCAGAAACGTTAACGTTTTCTGCTGTGTCTTGCATTTCTACTGCTCCTTCTGGATTCAATCCTCTCTCTGACCTTACTTCACCGGGTGAAAGAACTCCCTCTGAAAGGTATATCATATCTGTTTTAGCCTTTATGAATGCATCATCTACATTTACTTGTCTAAATTTAAACTTTGCATCTCCACCTAACAACTGTGGCATCAACTGTGCGTTAATAGCAGCTTCCACCGCAGATTGTAAATGTCTAACATATGGCTCGAAAATTGCACGTGCTTGTTCTGGTTTATCGAACATAGTTATAGGAACCTTAAGTGCTACATGGATTTTCTTAAGAATATCGTCAGTATACTTTCCATATTCAAAAGCTCTTTGTGTTCCTTGTAGTTCTTTGACTGTAATATCATTACCATGAATAATGTCTTCGCCGGGTTCCAACGCATTGAATGCGTCCACAATTTCGTTAATTTTATCAGGACCATAAGGCATATCGGGGAGTCCAGCGCTAATATCAAACCTACTAGTAGCGTATTTGTTGAGAGCAGCACCGATGTCCCGCTCTGCATAATCTTTAAGGTCAACCAGATAAAGAATTGGATGGATGTCACTAAGACCATAAGCGTAATCATCGAACGGGTTGTTACGATAGCAAATAAGCTCATTTTCTTCAAATCTAATTGACTCCTCCTCGTCTCCTAAGTCTTGATAATAGTACATTACTTGTCCATTAGGGTCTCTTTGAATAAACATATTCTGAGAAGACCTTATAACAAGGTTGTCTCCAGTCCATTCTAAATAAGATGTACCAAATATCCTTCCATTACGTAGCCATGTATATAATAGTTGCTCCATATTGATTTCATCAAACAAATCAGCTATATTTTCTCTATCTTCGTCATTATCGGTTACAATATCAAATCCATCTTTAGCTGCATACATACAAGGCAGGTCTATTAAAGTTCTTACTATAGGGTCCGATAGATATATATTCATATAAGTTCTATTGTCGCCTATCTGGGGTTCT